CTGTTAATGCAGATTCTTTTGACAACACAGTTATATCTGGACACACAGCTTTAGCAGAAACACCTGCAACGACTGATGAATTATTAATATCGGATGCAGGAACAATAAAAAGAATTGATTCTATTTTTTTTCAAAATAGACCTGCTTTCTGGGTAGCCAAAGACTCAACTCAAAGCATTGCGGGGGATTCAAATGTACAACTTACATATGAAGAAGAGTTATTAGATTCAGCAGGTGCTTTTGCATCAAGCACATTTACTCCTCAATCTGCTGGATATTATTTTATTTACGCTCAAGCTAGATTTAATGCAAACGATGATGCAGACCAATGGAGAATAGAATTATATAAAAATGGAAGTTCTGTAAATGTAGGCAGTATGGTTACTAGAACACAACAAACAGCACAAGTATCAGGATTAGTTCAATTCAATGGTTCTTCAGATAATGTAAAATTTTATGTTTATCATAATTTATCTGGAACTAACATAAATGTGCAAGACCAAAATGAATATACGTACGCATTTGGATTTAAATTAATAGGATTATAACATGGCTTTTGGAGAAGTTGGAACATCACTATCCAAGATAAAAGCCAATAGCTTAAATCTTGCAGGTACATTTGGCTTTACAGGCACAGTATCGGGATTAGCTGATGAAACACCTTTAGTATTAATCAGCACATTTACTTCTGATGGTTCTGACTCTGATGCAACATTTACAAGTTCCCATATAACTTCTACATATAAAGAGTTTTTATTTGTATTTAATCACATGCATCCTGAAACAGATGGTGCACATTTAACTTTTAACGCAAGTGTAGATAATGGTTCTAACTACAATGTAACAAAAACTAGCACTGCTTTTTGGTCAGAAAATGTAGAAAGCGGTGATGGTGGTCAAATACAATATAGAACAGGTCAAGACTTAGCACAAAGCACTGATGAACAAATTATTATGAATAATTTAGGTAATGGAAATGATGAATCAGGTGCAGGTATTATGAGACTATACAATCCTAGTTCTACCACATTTGTAAAACATTTTGTGTGTAGACATCAATATTATCATTTTGGTAATGTAGGTGGAACCAATGCAGGATATGCAATAGACAACTATACCTCAGGATATTTAAATACAACATCTGCTGTAAATAATATTAGATTTAAAATGTCTTCTGGTGAAATACAAGGCGGAACAATAGATTTATTTGGAGTAGTATAGTGGCACTTAGTAAATTAGCAGCAAATTCTTTTGACCTGACAGATAATTATGCTTTTACAGGCACGACAACCGGAGTAACATCTACACAAAAATTATTTTTAATTAAGAATATTGATGCAAGTTCTAGTAGCACAGTAGATTTTGTTGATGGTTCTAGTAGTGTTGTTTTAGATAATACATATAAGACATATTTATTTAGATGGATAAATATTCATCCTGCAACTAATAATACCTATTTAACTTTTAATGGTAGAGACGGAGGCAGTAGTTATGATGCTACTAAAACAACTTCAGTTCTTGAGGCATATCATAATGAAGGAGGAAGTGAAGCTGCAGTATCTTTCAGTTCTTCTTTGACTATTGCACAAGGCACTGGAGTTCAGCAAATAGCACCTAATGTAGGTAACGAAAATGATGAAAGTGCTAATGGTGAATTATATTTATTTAATCCTAGTTCTACAACTTTTGTAAAACATTTTATAGCAATAGGACAAGGTTACAATCATTCAAATTACTCAGAAATTAAATATGTAGCAGGGTATTTTAATGTGACAGCAGCGATAGATGCAGTGCAATTTAAAATGTCTAGTGGCAACATAGATTCAGGGAGGATAGCATTATATGGCATTAAGTAAAATACAACCTGCATCAATGGACCTAACTGCTAATTATGCTTTTACAGGAACTAACTCTGTGGCAGGATTAGAGTATGCAGAAAAAAAATTAGCTACAGTGACAGCGTCTGGAGATAGTGCTTTAAGTTTCACTAGTAGCATAGATAGCACTTATAATATTTATAAGTTTAGATGGATTAATATACACCCTTCAGGAAGTGGGGGCAGTGGTGTTTCTGATTGGAAGGTAAATTTTAGAGATGGAGGTAGTAATTTTGATGCCACTAAAACAACAACAGCATTTGGTGCTTATCATAATGAGGCGGGTAATGATACCTCTCTTTCTTATAACACGGGTGCTGATTTAGCACAATCTACTTCAGACCAAATTTTAAGTGTTCATGGTCATGTTGGAGGAGGTGCAGATGAAAGCTGTAGTGGTGAAATGTTTTTATTTGACCCAAGTAGTACAACTTTTGTAAAACATTTTATAGCAGTTAATCAAAACTATTATAATGGTACATATTCAATAGTAGCCTATGTAGCAGGTTATTGTAATACTACCACTGCTATTGACGGTGTAACTTTTAAATTCACTAGCGGAAACATAGACTCAGGTACAATAGAAATGTATGGAATTAACTAGAGAAATTGATATAAAGGAGAGATCATGCCAAGATATCACAATATAAACGGGGTAAAAGTCCAATTTACAGCGGAAGAAGAGACCGCCAGGGACGCTGAAGAGAAAGCATGGGCTGATGCAGCTCCTGCTAGAGCCTTGGCTGAATTAAGAAGTAAAAGAAACAGATTATTAGCAGAGACAGATTATCTAGCTTTATCAGATAATACTCTTAGTGATGATATGAAAAAGTATCGTCAAGATTTAAGAGACTTACCTGCAGGGAAAGATACAGTAGAGAAATGCGAGAACGCAGTATTCCCTACTAAACCATAGGAGGATAGATGACAATTACAAAAGTAACAGATGCAGGATTAGATAGAAATAGATTAGTAGTTCCACTAATTATTAATGGAGACATGCAAATAGCACAAAGAGGCACGAGTTCAACAGGTAAAACTTCATCAGGATATTATGCTTCTGATAGATGGCATATTAATCTTACTACTTTAGGAACTTGGACTATTGCACAAGAAAGTTTGACAAGCGGTAACGCTTACAATAATGGGTTTGTAAAATCATTTAGAATGGATTGCACCACTGCTGATGCCTCTCCTGCTGCAAGTGACAGTTTATACGTAAGGCAAAAATTTGAAGGACAATATCTTCGTTCTTTAAAAAAAGGCACATCTAGTGCTGAAAAACTTACAGCAACATTTTGGGTTAAATCAAATAAAACAGGAACTTACACCTGTGCTTTTTATGACCATGATAATACTAGATTTGTTGCACAAAACTATACGATATCTTCAGCAGACACTTGGGAGAAAAAAATTATAAATTTTCCTGCTGACACATCAGGAGCTATGGATAATGACAATGCAGTAAGTTTAGATCTAAGATGGTATTTAGGTGCAGGTTCAAACTTTACAGGTGGTACACAACAAACAACTTGGGGTGCATATTCAAATGCAAATGCATTACCTAGTGGTCATGTTAATTTAGCAGATAGTACAGATAATGATTGGGCTATTACAGGAGTGCAATTAGAAATTGGTGAGTTTGACACTAACACAATACCTGCTTTTCCCTTTGAGAGCACTGACGATAATTTAAGAAGATGTTGTAGATACTTTCAAGATTACGCAAGTTTTAAATTATGGACAACCGCTCTTGACGGAAACACAACAACAAGATTAGGAGGTGTTTTTGCTTTTAATACAACCATGAGAGCAGCACCTAGTGTTTCAAAAACAAATAATACAGGAACTATAGATTCACAAACAATAACTGATAAAGGTTATTCTGTCTTTGCTGAAAAAACAGACAGGGGTACAACTACAAACGTGACTGACATAGAATTAGATTCGGAGTTATAGATGAGTAATATTAAAAGTGTAACAAAACAACCATTGATAGAGGACAATACAAAACATAATTATATTCTTGTATATAATGATGATAAAGAATGGACAGTTCCTCATGATGAAAATAATAGAATGTATCAAGAAATACTAGAGTGGGTGGCTGCAGGTAATACAATAGCAGAACCAGGAGAATAATATGGCATACATAGGACAATCAATTAAAAACGGAACTTTTTTAGATTTAGGTTTTACTGGAACTTTTAATAGTTCTACCACTGATTTTAATTTAGGAACACAGGTAGGTTCTGCAGCACAATTATTAGTATCTAAGAATGGTGTAATTCAAAGACCTGGCACTGACTTTACTTTGGCTAGTGGTGGCTCTCAAATTTCTTTTACCACAGCACCTGCAAGTGGAGACTCAATATTTATTGTAGAAATATCTGGTGCAATTGGTGGTCCTATGAACAGAGACATTAATGGTGAAGAGTTAATTTTAGATGTGGATGGCGACACAAGTATTCAAGCAGACACGGATGATCAGATAGATATTAAGATCGCAGGAGCGGATGATTTCAAATTTACAGCTAATAATTTTAATATATTATCAGGCTCTACACTTACAATAGATTCAGGCGCAACAATAACCAATAGTGGCACAGCTACCGGTTTTAATCAAATAACAATGGTAGATCAGTTTAGGTTGACTGCTAATTACAGCATACCTACGAGTGAAGGTAGTATTACAAGTAATCTAGAAAGATCAGACTCAAGAGGTGCAGCGAGTTTTGGCTCAATACAAATGTCTGAATCTTCAGGTATATTCACTTTTCCAAGCACAGGATTTTATCTCATAATTTTTACAGTTCAATTTTACACATCAGCAAATAATGGTAACTTACAAGCACATATAAAATTTACATCAGATAATTCATCTTATGATACAACAGCTTATATACAACAAAGCACAAACGCTAATCAAAGTTTATCTTTTGGTTCTGGTGCAGTAACAGTTTTGTTGGATATAACTGATACAAGTAATCAAAAAGTTAAATTTAATTTAGGTGCTGGTCCAAGTGGAACACCAGGAGTAGCACAAGGTGATACAGACCGTAATGAAACAACCATGATGTTTATAAGAATTGGAGATACATAGAATGGATAATAACGGAAGAGCAAATAAGTACGATGATTATCTCGTAACTTTACACGAAGGACAATGGTATGGTTGGATTAAGGGTAAAGAAAAAACAGCAGAAAATTTAATTATACATGACAGTTCTAAATCTAAACCTACACAAAAAGAATTAGATGACGGTTTGGCAGCTTTACAAAAAGCATATGATGATTCTGAAACAAAACAAACCACAGATGAAACATCGGGTAAAACTAAATTAAAAAATCTTGGTTTAACGGACGACGAAATAAAAGCATTAATAGGTAAATAATGTTCGGCATATCCTCTTTTGCTGAATTTGCTTTTGGTGAATCTACTCATCAACCGGTAAATCTAGAGGGTATTCAGGCTACAATAAGCTTAGGTGATATTTCAGCGATTGAGGCTAACGCTGATGTTACTTTAGGGACCAATGTAAATAACATCTCTATTGGTGATCTGACTTTTGTTGGGGCAGCCAATGTTACTGTCAGTGGCAACGCAGTTACATCGAGTCTTGGCAGTATGACACCAAAGGCAGCTGCAGACGTAGCTGTCAGCACTAACTTAGCGGGAACTGTAGGAGTAGGCTCTGTGACTATTGTAGCAAAAGCAGTGGAGGTTCTAGGCACTAACTTACTAACCTCGACTGTCAACGGTCCTGGTGTTGTAACTTGGAATGACATAGACGTGAACGCAAGTCAAACATGGACAAACGTGGAAACATAATATAAATTTGGAGGCAGTATGGCATCAACATTTTCTACATCACAAAAATTTGAATTAATTGCTACGGGTGAAAAAGCAGGTCTATGGGGATCTACAACCAACACTAATTTACAATTAGTAGAGGAGGCCGTAGGTGGTTATTTATCTTTAAATGTAGCATCCTCAGACCAAACCTTAACTATTGATAATGGCTCTTCGTCCAATGGACGAAACATGATCATCAAGTTTACCGGCACTCTAGCTGGTAACAGAAGTGTCACTGTCCCCGACTCTATAGAAAAAATGTATTTGATAGAGGACGGCACATCAAGAAGCACAAGTGATTATACCTTAACTTTTAAAACAGCATCTGGCACCGGTGTAACAATGCCAGTGGCTTCAAAGATGGTTGTCTATTCTGATGGGACAAACATAGTTCAATTAGCAGTGGAGAAGGGTTATCACTCAATAGATAGAAACTACACAGCCGTTAACAACGATCAATTAATTATAGACACAAGCGCAGCAGCAAGACAGGTAACACTTCCTGCTTCTCCTAGTGTGGGTAACGAAGTTACCTTTATTGATGCGAAAGGTTCTTTTGGTTCTAATAATCTAACAATTGCAAGAAACGGTTCTAACATATTAGGGTCCGCATCTAATTTAGTTGTGTCAGTGAACGGAACTGCGTTTACACTAGTCTTCTTGAACGCGACTCGCGGTTGGGCATACAAAGATAAAATTTAAGGAGGATAGATGCCTCTTATCACTCTAGACTTTCTACCAGGCATAGACAAGCAAGACACCACTAAAGGTGCTGAGCGTCGCTTTGTTGATTCTAACAATGTACGCTTTCGTTATGGTCTGCCTGAAAAGGTTGGGGGTTGGTCTTCTCTTTTACCAGATAAGATAGTCGGTGTTGTTAGAGCACAACACCCCTTTACAGATTTAGATGGTAATAGGTACGTGGCCCTCGGAACGGATAAGTTTTTATTGTTATACTTTGAAGGTCAACTATTTGACATCACACCAATCAAAAGTTCTTTGACATCGTCTACGATGGCGACCACAAACACGTCAGCCAGTGTTACCATAACAACCACAAGTGCACATGGAGCAAAAGCTGGTGACATAGTGCAACTAGATAGTGTCACTCTACCTAGTGGCACAGGTCTTAGTGCGTCTAACTTTGAAGATGTTAAGTTTCAAATAATAACAGTGCCTAGTGCAACAACTTTTACAATCA